CGACGGAGTTAGTGTTGGTTGGCAGCCCTTGCAAGTCTGGTAGGCCTTTAAAGCTGTCTGACGAGAGCGTCAGACAGGTCGTTATGGCGCCTAGAATGGAGCATAGCAGAAAGCCTGATGCAGTGCATGAGCGTATAGATCAGCTGTACCCAGGCATGAGTAAGATCGAATTGTTCGCGCGTAGACCGTACCCGGGCTGGGACGCATGGGGTAATGAAATCGCGTAGTACGCGCAGATGCATGCTATACTTGCGGTGGGAGGATCTATATGGTCACGATAGGTAAAGCGTTGGAGTGGATGATGCATGGCTACCCAATTCGCATGGACGTTTGGGAAGACAATGAATACTTGCGGTATTCCGAGCTGCTAGGTGTTTTTGAGTTGCATATGCATGGCGATGACGTTCGGATGGAAGTCCTGGAGTTGAACGCTGGATCGTTTTGCGAGGCGTGTTGGGTCCTTGGTAAGTGGCACCCAATGGGCAAGGCGCCGATCTGGGAGGTTAAGAATGACGGGGCATGAGTACATTCGAATACGCCGCGTTGCAATTGGTAAGTCGCAGCGCAACATAGCTAGTCGTATACGTAGAATAGATGGGGATGGGTCCATATCTCCGCAGATGATGAACTGCATAGAACATGGACGTAGGAGCTACAAGCCTTACATCGCAGACCTAGCCGACGCGCTAATGGTCGATGATTGGGTCCTGTATTTCTTCTTGGGAGAATTTCCACCATCGTATATTGGCGCCTTTGACGGCGACCTAGAAAAAGTGTCAAATGCATTCGAAGCATTTAGATCAACACTGCGAGGAAACAATGCCTAAGACTGTATTGACGGCTGCCCAGGTTCACGAGGTACGGGAAAAATATTCATCTGGTGTACCTATCAAGCAGTTGGCTAGTACTTATGGGGTTGGCTACGAGCAAGCTAGGCGAATAGTAAGAGGTAAAACATGGAAGAAAGTATTACAAGTGAAAGGTAGTGGGATGACCTTTAAGATTTCAACAGAAGACGATATGTACACGGCGGTTACTGCTATACATAAGCATTTTATTGACAACCCAGATGAACCGTACATTGAGTTAGTCTATGATCGAGATGGGAGACGTGAAGTTGTTGGCAGAATCAATAACCCATCGTTCACTCAACTCATCTATGATGTCAGTTATCACCTAGATAAATTAAAGCGTGAAAACACTGAACGCACGGTACAAATAAACACGAAATAAACGCGTGTTTAATGTAAGATAGACACGGAATGAATAGAAAGGTTCCAGCGAATCCGGACCTGCCCGACAAACCAAACTCTGCAAACGAAAAGACCAGTCAGCCACACTGGTCTTTTTTTATTGCTATACTGTCATAAATGATAACCATTGGAGGCTACTGATGACAGTTATTGACTATTGCGTTGACACACCTGACGTGCTTTTATGCTTAATGAGTGACCTCCATATTGGCGGTTTACATGTAGATTACACGTTGATTGAAAAAGAGCTTGCGACCGCTAAAAAACGCGGTGCAAAGATATTGATAAATGGCGATGTTTTTGACGCAGTGATGCCCGGTGATCGTAAAAGATACCGGGCTAATAATTTGCATCCAAGAATGTTTTCCGCGGGAGATGACATGCTTGGTGAAAGTATTAGGTGGGCCTACGAAATACTAGCTCCATATAAAGACGACATCATTATGATTGGTGACGGTAACCACGATGATAGCGTTGCTAGATACCACCACATAGAGCCTGTCAAACAACTAGTTGTAATGCTTAATGGTGGTACTGGAAAAATTCAATATGGCGGATATCACGGATTTATACACATACAGATGCGGCCTTACAAAGAATTAAGTCGTGTAGGTCATTATGTCATTCATTATCACCACGGATCTGGTGGCGCAGCTCCTGTAACCAAAGGTGCTATTACCTTTTCAAGGGCGGCTATGTGGATTGAGGGAGCTGACGCTATATGGCGCGGACATACTCACCACCGTCAAGCGGGACGTGACAGTAAAGTAGTTTTTCACAAGAGTGTACTTAAGCCAGAGAACAGAGTGCAAACAAGAGATGTTCTTACTTTAAGAACTGGATCGTATATCGATACGTACGCTGGGACAACTAGTGAAAACCTTATTAAGCATGGACGCAAAGACTCTTATGCTGCCCTGTGGGATGCACCAAATTTACCTAAAGGTGGGCTTGTGTTAAATTTACATGCATCTAAACCGGGGTCAGTAAGAGGCAATGGTGCATGTGTAGTTGTAACAGATACGTTGGAAATTTAAACAACAAGCACTTTATAATAGGAGTACCCGAAAGGGAATACAACAAAGAAAGTCCTGTGCTGGATTAGGCAAAGACCACCCATCTGCGGTGGTCTTTGTTTGTATAATGCCATTATGGCAAGTGCAATTAAAAAGGATCCAGCAAAATGGAAGCGCATTGTTGCTAGTGTCAAGGCTGGCACAAAAGGTGGAGATCCTGGGGAATGGTCTGCACGCAAAGCCCAGTTAGCTACACAGCAGTACAAGAAGTCTGGCGGCGGTTACGTTGGGCCTAAATCTAGCGACAACAGCTTATCTAAGTGGAGTGACCAAAAGTGGAAGACTAGTGATGGATCTCCTAGTGAAGGTAAGAAACGTTACCTTCCAGAGAAAGCCTGGAGCGCACTGTCAGCTGGTGAGAAAGCCGCAACTAACAAAGCTAAAGCAGCTGGCAACAAAGCGGGTAAACAATTTGTGGCGCAGCCTAAGAGTATTGCCCGTAAAACCTCAGGTTACAGATAACAAATTGAGTATAATGAATTGCCGTGGCAAACAAACAATAACAAACCGCTGCGGTATCAACAACAACCAAATGGCAGGGACTGCGTAGCGATACGTGGTCCCTGTTTGTTGTAGAATGCCAACAAGAGGTGGACTATGTTTGTCGAATGGATAAAGAAGAAGTTTAAACTAGTAGATCAAGAATCAACGACATTATCTGTACTCATGCTTGGTAAAGATCTAGATAGAGAAGCTGAGTTGATGTCGTTGTCTCAACTCAAACAGATGTTTGCTGCATGCGGTAAGGAGCTACGTAAGCGTACACCATGACCTTTCAAGAGATCCTGCCTTACGTAATTGCTGGTAGGTTTTGTCATAGGATGTCGGACGATGGATTTCTATATTCCATATTCAATGGCAAAAACCTACATAGCGGATTGTTTGTTTCTGACGAGGAATTCGAGCTAGAGTTAGATCAGGGAATATGTATTAAAAGTATTCCCCAGGAAAACATCATCTCTATAAGCCAAGATGTTTCGGATCTCCCTCTCTTTGAGTCTTGGGATTGGATTATCAGCTTAGAAGACCTAACAGCTACTGACTGGCAAGTTTGGCCAGACGTGTTTTCACAAGAGGATCCAGATGAGTCGAACACTAGCTCTTAAGACTGTAGAAGTAGCCAAGCGTTATCTGCACGTACGTGAAGATGGCGAGAATCGCGGCGATGATGTCGAGGTGTTCCAGAAGATGGCTGTACCGCCATTGACTCCAGGATCTCCGTACTGCGCAGCTTTCGTGCGTGCCTGCATGAAGATCGCGGCTACAGAATTAGACACAACGTACGTCGCCGAGTTTCCGCGATCCGGTTACACACCTGACTGGGAGCGTTACGCAAAAGCCAAAGAGTTATGGATTCCACGATTGCAGTTAGCATTGGATCACACGCCTGCTCGTAGAGGTGACTTAGCGCTGTTCTATAGTCGCACTAAATGCCGCATTGCACACATCGGTATTGTCACTCAGTCTTTTGAGAATGGTGTCTGGACAATTGAAGGCAACACTGGTCCAGAGCCTTCTGATGGGACAGAGATTAACCGTGACGGAGATGGCGTTTACCGCAAAATGCGCGAATGGAACGAGCTTGGCCAGTATGGTGGGATCCTGCGCGTAAACTTCTAGTAATACTTGCTGGGTGTGGTATCATGTTTACGTAAGGTGAATACACTTTACTGTTAAAGGATACCGAATGATTACAATCTGTAAGACTGGGAGGGATAGTGAAGTCACGATCCGTCTCAGTCACCGCAATGGCCTGGCAGAATACTCTGTAGAGTACGTAGACGCTAACAACCACACTGTAAATTTGCAGCAGCTAAGCCCGGTTGCAACCTGGAATCTGCTTCTTACTATGAGTACATCGATGAATCCAACATACAAGGTTCCAAACCGTGTGTTGTTAGAGTTGGCAGATGACGTCATTAAGTCGTTCGCTGCTGTTATTAGTTCAAGTGTTTTGGATGGTGAAGAATGAATAATGTAGTACTAGCCGGCCGCTTGGTCGCAGACGTCGAATACAAGACCATGAATGACGGTAAGGGTATCGCTAAGATGCGCCTGGCTGTTGATCGTGGCAAGGATCAACCATCGGACTTTATTGACCTTACTGCTTTCCAGGCTACTGCTGACTTCGCGTCTAAGTATCTTGCTAAGGGACGTAAGATTGGAGTCATCGGTAAGATCCGCACGCGTGAATGGCAGGCTGAAGACGGTTCCAAGCGTCGTGGATTCGAGGTCGTATGCGATCAGTTGTACCCACTCGATAGCAACAAAACCGGCGGTGGAGATGCGCCAGCGCAGCCACAGAATCGCCCACAAGCGGGAGGATTTGATGACATCGAAGACCCATTCGGATAATCCTGTAGTCGAGCTAGTTATTGAATTAGCTGACGAAGATGCGTTGTACATCGACGGATTCGAAGAATGTTTGATTGGTATTGCAGACATCTGGCGCGATAATACGCGCCGGGTGGTTCCTGTTTATGACCACACACTAATGGTGCAGTCGATGGTTGGCGAGGATTGTACGGCTGAAGATGCTGCCGAGTACATTGAGTTCAACATATCAGGCGCCTATGTAGGGCCTTATCAACCAATCATCATTCAGAGATTCCGAGATCTTACAGACTAAGAAAGGGGAGTGAAAACTCCCCTTTCGTTTATTTGATTAAGCCTAGTGATCGACCCTTTTTAACGGCCCTATCCTTGGCATTCAAACCCGATACACCTAGCTTCCAATATAGGTTATCCATATGGAATTGCACCGTACGATGGCTGATTCCCATGGCAACACCCATCATTTTTGCTGTGCGGTTACGCGGCAGCATTTCGAGGACTTCGAGTTCGCGTTCAGACAACGGATACTGTAACTCACTGTTAGCAGTAGCGACGTCTTTGACTTCTGTGACTTCTTGTTCTTCCATAATTATTCCCATACAGTAGGGCATTGTTGTCTCAGTATGGCCTGAATGATTGTGGCAACATGCTGATGTTCGTCTTGCGCCCCTTCTTCAAGACGACTTTCAAGGTAATGGATCCAGCTGCGAAGAGTTCCATTGACATACATAGTTGTCGGGGTACACATCGGCAGCACGTTACGAGCTGTTTCAGGTGCAACACCAAACGCAATCATCTTTTCATATGTGTCAAACGCTAATGCTACGGATTCATCAGCCAGGCACTCCATCTCTCGGAGTTCAGGGTTGTTATCGTCAATGAGTGAAGATTGCCTGTTAGTTGGATGCTTCAGTCTGAGTTGGATAGGCATAGGCCTATCTACAACCGGAGAATAGCGTTGAGAGAACACTTGAAAGGCCATCGATCTGTGACGCTGCATTTGCATCGCGACAGCAATTGATGTTTTAACTTCAAGACAGGCGTTTGCCATCTCAAACACTGACCAATGCTTCTTTCGCTTGCAATACTTCAGTAGCTTGGCAAAGTCTGGGTTGTCTTGATTACTAGGATTACTAACACGCGCACAATACGCAATGTGAGCTTCGGCGTCAGGTGTTATCCATATAAGTCTAGCTTGCATCCTCATGCACCAGTACTCCCAAATCCACCCGCACCACGCTTGGTGTCATCGAACAATGATCCAGTCTCAATCAAAACAAGCTCTGTATCCAAAGCTGTCTTAAACATAAGTTGTGCTATTCGCATATTTGGAAGGACAAAGAATGGTTCGTCGCCATGATTGATAAGTAGTACTTTGATGGACCCACGGTAATCACTGTCAATCAAGCCTGGCGCATTCAGTACTGTAATGCCATTCTTCCAAGCCAATCCACTACGTGGCATTACGTAAGCCGCCATCGTAATAGGCATCTTGACCTTCCAGCCTGTTTCAATCAATACACGTTTTCCGGGTTGGATCGGTATTGGTTTTTCTACACATGCATAAAGATCGTACGCAGCAGCACCCGTCGTTGCCTTTGTTGGTAACGTTGGGTGCATATTATCTAGGGGCCAGAATGTGACCTTGATTGTTTCATCCATGAGTTGATTATACCTGCTTACTTGCGCGTGTTTATAGAACACATGTTTGACGTACAATCATGCCATGGGCGTCACTAAGAAGATGCAAAATCCTAAAGGTGGTTTAAACTCCGCTGGCCGCGCGTATTTTAAACGCACGACTGGCGCAAACCTTAAACCGCCGGCTCCGCAACCTAAGACAGCTAAGGATGCATCGCGACGTAAATCGTTCTGCGCACGTATGTCTGGTATGAAGGCAAAGCTTACATCAGCTAAAACAGCCAAGGATCCAAACAGTCGCATTAACAAGTCGCTTAGGGCGTGGAACTGCTAATGAATAAACACTTGTTCCATAGGAACTTATACTTGCGTGACCTGCCTGGGATCGAGCGTAAGGAACATGGACTCAAGAAGAATCCTACTAGAGCTGAACTACTTACAATGGAACAAAAGGAACATCAGCTTAAACGGAAGCCGACTATGTCTCAACTTCTTAAAATGGAGAAGGTAGAACATGAGCGGGATGGGAATATAATAATCGGTCGTGGTCACGAAGGAAGGGCAAGAAAATGAAGAAGAGTATGCCAGAGATGTTTGGTAAGAAGACGACGGGTAAGAAAAGCATGTCTGACATGATGGGTATCAAGAAAGCTCATCCATCTGGTTGTAAGTGTGCAAGTTGCAAAAAGGGCAAGTGCTAAGCCATGCCTGGGCGCGCACCTTATGGTGTACCAATTACGACTCTGCGTCTAAAGCCTGTTGATGAAGAAGGCAGTCGTCAGTATTATCGTAACCTAGAGGCTCGTGAGCGTAGGAACGCAAACATTATCAAAAATGAAAACGATCCTCGCAATATCGGTGGTACAGGTGGTAGGTCTTCGCGCATATCTAGTTCTGCGCAGGACTCTGCGGAAACACAACGATTACGTGCGCGCCAAAATCGCGAGAAGCAAGACGCTAACCGTAACGATCCACGCAACACAGGTGGTAATCGTAAAAGTCCAGCGTCTCCTTCAAAAGTAACCTCACCTAAGTATGACAAGGCTACTAAGTTTGCTATTGGCTTGACAAGTATGGGTCAAGCGATGAGTGATTACAAGAAGTTAAATTCAATCAAAGCAAGTTCTCCTCCAAAGGCGGCAGAGAAAGTAAAGACCGATGGGTCTGCTTTGTCGTCAATGAAAGAGGATATGAAGACAAGTGCTAAAGTTGTTCGAGGCGGTCGCGACTACATGGGTGAAACTTTTGATGCAACACTGCGACGCGGTGTGTCAAAGGGACGAGATTACCTAAAGTCACAAATGGCTAAGGATAATGTATCTGACAAGGAACAGAAGGCAATGCTTGGTCGATTCGAAGCTAAATTTGCTAAAGATCAGGCTCTTACTTCTAAAGAAGACGGTCTTGTTGCTGGATACGAAAAAGGCGGCGATGCAAAGAGATTGCTTGACGCTTATCGTAAAAAAGGCGGCTACCGTAAAAATGCTACAGCTTCCGAAGTTGCTAGTTTAGCGAGGGGTAAATAATGAGCGATATTGATGACATCATTGCAGCTGCTGGTAGGTTTATTCGACCATTTACCGATCGTGAAGTTGCTACCAGAAATCGAGGCCGTGGAGCTGCGCTAGGTGAGGGCCGGCGTGCTGAGCGTGCTGGTCGTACAGCCGCAGAAGCTGCGCGTGATACAGCTCGTGGTCGTGGATTGGCACTTGGTGAAGGACGTCGCGCAGAACGCGCTGGCCGTACTGCTGCTGAAGCTGCGCGTGATGCAGCTCGTGGTAGAGGTTTAGCTCTTGGAGCTGGCCGTCGTGTTGAACGTGCAGGTCGCGTAGCAGCTGAACTGGCTCGTGATTCGGCGATGCGTATTGCAGAAACCAATAAAGGACGCGCCGCTAAAGTACTTAAACTAGCCGGTAAGCTTAAAATCGGCAATAAGAAGTTACGTCGCGGACTTATTTTTGGCGTACCTGCCGCCGCTGTTGTAGCTGGAGGTGCTGGTTTTGCCGGAGGTTATGTCAAGGGTAAAAAGGATGCACCAACTAAGGTCGTCAGCCCACCATATGAGGATATTAAACGGCCTGGAGTAAATGCTCCAAGTTTTCGAGGAGCAGACACCGACGGATTAATCGCTGGTGGATCTTCTCCATCTTCAGCTGTTGGTGGTGGCGGAGGTGGTTACCGTGGTGGTCAGTCGTCAATGACAGACACCATGAAGCGTAATCAGCGAGCCGTGCGAGATGCTAAATCTTATCTAGGTGAAGCGTTTGACGCTACCGTACAAAAGGGTGTTACGACTGGACGTAAACATCTTGCTGCTATGCTTCAACGCGACGGTGTTGATAACGACACTGGTATGCGACTAATGAAGCGTTATGACAAAGAGATTGGTAGCCAGGAATCACTAAAGGGTTACAAGACTAGTGGAGTAACTGAAGAGTTCGACGCAGAGAATCCTAACAAGCGTGGCGCTCTGTTGTCTGCATATCGTGGTAAGTACGCTAGTGGTACTACACTTCAGCAGATGAGGGAGAAGGCTAGTGCCTCAAGATAACCTTCTTGGTCAACTACTAGGCTTGCCTGGTCAAATTGCGCAAGGTATGTATGACGATGCGCGAGATGACGTAAGAGGTTTTGTAAAAGGTATCAATCCCGGCTACATTGGAGCTGGGATTGGTGCTGGGTTAGCTCAATCTGGTATAGAAGGTGGAAAGGCTCTTGTCCGCGGTATAACTGGCGGTAGATACGCTAAAGCTGCTGCTGACATTGTGCCTAAGATGGCCCGATCAAAAGGCGTCATGCAGACTATTGGCAACGCTGGTAAGTTTGTCGGCGATTCAGCAAAGTTTGCCGGCAATCAGTTAGGTCGTATCGGACCTGTAGCTCAAATTGTTGCTGGTGAGATACTTAATCCACGTCCTGCTGGTTACAGTCGTGAATACGAAAAGATGTTATTCAACGTCATAGAGCCTCTTTCAAAATGGCAGGCTGAATATAGAAAACGCGGTGAAGCGTTTGATCCTAATTTTGAAAAACTTCATAACCTGATGCAGCCAATGAAGAGGATGCCGTTTAATGGTGGTTACATTGACAGGAATATTTTAAGCACTATCTATAAAGAACTTTACAATGATCCATCTATGGACATTAAGTCGTTTATGGATGAAGCATTCGTCGAAAAGAAGCCAGGCTTTAACGCAGGTAAACTCGAAGACTGGAAGCGTGTTCTTGATAACCCAGATGAATTGGATCAACCACGGATTACTCTTCCTGTTCTTAAATCGCAGCGTACAGATGAAGAACGTAGCATGGCATTACCTCAAGACAGATATGCACCTATGCCACAAATTGCACCTAATTACAGCCAGATAGATAGCGTTCGTGATCTGACTGCAATGGCAGGCGTACGTGGTAAGGCTAATACCTTGACAAGAGGTATACCAAATCGTTTTACACAGACGCAAGGTGGATTAAATGCAGCACGACAGGCGGTATATGGAAAGCCTGCTGGAGCAACAGGCGGCAAGACGAAGACATTATTCGCGCGTGCTACCAGAGCGATCAAGAAAAACTTTTAGTACATCGTCCGCAGCAGTGTGGTCTTTAGTCACATCGTAGACTAGGTACCACACTGCTTTTTGTATGTCATCTAGTTTAGATTCCTGACTCTTCTTCCCAGCTCGTTGAATATACTTTAGCGACATAGTTAGCCACCGACTAAGGTCCCATGCGTCTGCAACCGTGCATGTATCGATAGATGTTTGCCGGTAATGGTCTGGTGCTGTTTTATTCATCTGTCCAGTATACTTGCAAGTATGTTCGACTCAAAAGGTGTTGATGACCCATTTTTCATAGAGAAAGATGACGGCCTATATAGAAAAACTGGAAACGGTTACGCTAAGTGCTGCACTGCCATCATTCGAGATGGTGACGTAAATCGTCATTGTAAAAACGTAGCGTTACGCGGTAAGGAATACTGTTCACATCACGGGTCAACTCACCTTAAAAAATCAGAGAAACCACAGTACCTTCAACACATATTTCAGAAAGAACGCAACAGATTTAAACGTGTAGGTACAGAACTACTAGCAAAAGTTGATAACTATCGAGACGACCCAGACTTATTCAGCTTACGGGATGACACAGCTTACGTTACCGCACTAGTTGACGTCAGGGCTGAAGCAGCTGCTGAAGGTGTGGGGTTAGAACAATACCGTAAGATTGAGTCTGCGTATCATCTTGCAAAATCTAAGTTAGGTTCTCCTGACTTCATAGATGCGTTTGAGCAGATTGGTGATTTACTTAACGAGCGGATGAACGAATACGATGCTAGTAAGGATGTACTCGAACTTATTAGTCGTCGCGCTGCATTAGTTGAATCAGAACAACGCATGATGCAGACAAAAGCGTATACAATTGAAGCTGATCAAGCGCTCATGCTTGTGATGCAAATTGTTGAGGTTGTCAAATCATCGATTCGCGATCAGGAAGAATTGATTGCAATTCGAAGCGGCATTAATAAACTTCTACGGATGTATACATCTGGAGATGAAGACATACAGGAAGCGGAAGTAGTAGAAACAAATGGCATTCCCGAAAGTACCTAAGGAGTTTAAACAGTTCACGCGTAGTGATAAGCCATTGTCTGTCGCATTACTTGAAGCATTAGACGCACAGATTTCAGATGTCATAAAGACTGGTGACTACGACAGTGGGCGCGCATTCGCTATAGATGGAGCCAAATTGGATTACAGCACATGGTTGAGAACATATGCTCCACACGCTATGTCATCGTCTCTTGGTGAACATCACAAGCGCGCGTGGGATTGGGCTGAGGGTATAACGCCTGGAGTCGCTCCGCCAGCATTGATCGAGTGCTGGTTTCGTGGTGGTGGCAAGTCTACTACCATGGAGCATATTGCTGCTCGCATCGCTGTAAAAGGTACTCGCCGTTTTCTCCTATACGTCTGTTCAACACAAGAAGCTGCCGACCGCCACGTATCAGATATTGGCCACACGATGGAGCGTTGTGGAATTGAAAGAGCGCTTAATAAGTATGGTTTTTCAAAGGGATGGAATGCTTCGAAACTTCGGACCGCTAACGGATTTAACGTGTTGGCGTTTGGGCTGGATACTGGCGCTCGCGGTGTCAAGCTCGATCACTTGCGTCCTGATTTCATCATTCTTGACGACATTGATGAACTTGATGACAGTGTTAATCGTGTTGATAAGAAGATCTCTACGATAACACAGACTATTCTTCCGGCTAAAAGTACAGACTGCGCAATCGTATTTGTTCAGAACAAGATTCATGCAAACAGTGTTATGGCCCAGGTTCTATCTGGTGAGTTGGACATGCTCCAGTATCGCGTTCAATCTCCTATTGTCCCTGCTGTCAAAGGTCTTACATACGAACCGTTTGAACGCGAGGATGGTCGTACTGGTTACAGGATTACAGGTGGAACAAACACATGGTCTCACAAAAGTATGGAAGTTTGTCAACGTGAAATCGATGACTATGGCATCATTTCGTTTTTACGTGAATGCCAGCATGAAGTAGGTGTTGGTGGTAGATTCTTCCCAGAATTCCAGGAGTACGATACGTCTGGTAAACCATGGCACGTTGTCGATCACGTTCAGGTGCAACCATGGTGGCGTGTATGGGCATCCCATGACTTTGGTACTGGAGCGCCGGCTGCCACATTATTGTACGCATCGGACGAGAATGAAGACATCTATGTCATTGGTGAGATATACGAAGCTGGCCGGGTAAGTTCTAAGCAAGCCGAAGATACGTTACAGTTACTCAAAGAGCGTGGATATGCAGCCCCTGTCAATAAAGACAAGCCTGACGGGCCTTGGTTGACGAAGCTTGAGGCTATTGCTTTCGACTGGGCAAACACTTTTCCTCCGAAGAATCACGAGCAGCGCATCGGTGAATATCCTGTCGAGGTTTGGTGGCGCCGTGGACTTCCAGCTGTTGCTGCCGTTAAAGATCGTAAAGCTGGATGGAGACGAT